TGGGATAAACAAGAAAGAAGATATTATCCTATTGAAATTAATCTATACGAGAAAGGAGAACTAGATGAGTAATATTAACTTTGAACAAGACAAAACAGATGTACTAGATAAAAGCGAAAATCTAAAAGTATTATCTAATGAGGTACAAAAAATGGAATCTTTGGCTACTGAAATAGAAGGTATCGAAGATAAACTTAAACAACGTAAAAAAGATTTAGAACATTTATCAGGAGAAATAATTCCAACGATGATGTCTGAGATGGGTTTATCTCAACTCAAACTAATGGATGGATCACAGATAGATGTTAAGCCGTTTTATAATGCCACTATCACACAGGCAAATAAAGAAGCGGCATTCAACTGGCTTCGTACCAACGGCCTTGCAGATATTATAAAAAATGAAGTTGTAGTATCTTTTGGACGTGGAGAAGACAACAAGGCAGCATCTTATGCTGACCTTGCGAGGGGTCAAGGGCTTCAGCCTACACAGAAATTGAAGGTTGAACCCATGACTCTGAAAGCGTTAGTCCGTGAACGTTTAGAGGCAGGTAAAGAAATGCCAACGGAAATTTTCAGCGTATTCGTTGGAAATAAGACAACAATAAAAAGGAAAAAATAAAAATGAAAAATGAAGCAAACGTAGTAAAGAAAGAGACTGCAGGTGCACTGACATCGAATATGTTCGAAGCTGATGCAAATGCTGGCTCTCAGAATATGGCGCAAGATGATCTTGCATTACCATTTCTAAAAGTTCTGGGTCAACTATCACCAGAAATAAATAAACAACACGCAAAGTATGTTCAAGGTGCAGAACCTGGAATGATACTAAATAGTGTCACTAAAGAGCTGTATGATGGAACAAAAGGAATAGATGTTATTCCTTCTTTCTATTACAGGAAATTTATAGAATGGAGAGACAGAGGTGAGGGAATCGGAGCCCCTGTAAATATCTATGCTGTAAATGATCCTATCGTACAAACAACTAAGAGAGATCAGTTTAATAGAGATAGACTACCTAATGGTAATTATCTTGAAAACACTGCTCATCACTTTGTTGTAGTATTGGGTAAAGTACCTAGCACTGCTTTGGTAACGATGACAAGAACGCAGTTAAAAGTTAGTAAGACTTGGAACTCGTTAATGATGTCTATCAAAATGCAGGGTAAAAATGGTTTATTTACTCCACCAACATTTAGCCATGTTTATAAGTTAAAGTCAGTACAAATGACTAATGACAAAGGAACTTGGTTTGGTTGGGATATAGCTAAAGTAGGACCTGTATCAGATACAAGTGTGTACGGTATGTCAAAAGATTTTGCTGATAAGATTGGCAAAGGTGAGATTGAAGTTAAACACGAAACAGATGCAGTAACACAAGATAATAGTAAGTCACCATACTAATAAGAACTCCTTGGGGTAGGGCGGTGAAGCGAGAGTGGACCCGCCCTCAAGAATATATGGATGAATTTATTAAAATATTTCAAGGCTTAACTCGTGCTCATGGTGTCACTTACGTAGATAGAAAAGCTGCTGATGGACAAAAGATAAAAGGTAAATCTTTTGTACAAAGAGAAATGGTTACTCAAACAATGTGGAGTAATCACTTACAAGGAATAGAACCTAGTTTAGGTATCATACCAATCACAGATGAAAACAATTGTAAGTGGGGTTGTATAGATATTGATTCTTACGCAGGGTTTGATCATAAAAAATTAATTAACAAAATAAAAAATTTACAATTACCATTACTAGTATTTAGATCTAAATCTGGTGGTGCACATGTATTTTGTTTTACAACAGTTCCTGTTGAAGCAAAACTAATGAGAGATAAGTTAGTGTCTGTTAGTGCAGTATTAGGATATGGTGGATCAGAAGTATTTCCAAAACAAATAGAATTAAAATCCAAAGATGATACAGGAAACTTTTTAAATTTACCATACTTTAATTCTAAAAATACAACAAGATATTGCTTCAATGAAAATGGTGAAGCTGTTAGTCTGGATGGTTTTTTTAATTTATACGAACTTAATAAAATTACACCAACACAGTTAGAAGATTTAAAAGTTAAAAGACCAGAGTCAGAGTTTGGTGATGGCCCACCTTGTTTAGAGTCTATAACACAAACAGATATTAAAGATGGTAGAGATAGAATACTTTATCAATACATACAGTATGCAAAAAGAAAATGGCCAGAAAGTTGGCAAGGAAAGATTAATGCATTTAATTATAAATACTTTGAAAAACATGAACAAGGACCTTTAGATGACAAGATAGTCCAAGGTAAAATAAAATTTAACGATGGTAAAGATTTAGGTTTCAAATGTAATGAAGATCCAATGTGTAATCATTGTGATAAAAATTTATGTCGAACTAGAAAGTTTGGTATAGGTGGTGACGTAGTATTTCCAACACTATCAGATCTACAGAAAGTAGAATTAGATGAACCATACTACTGGGTAAACGTAGATGGTGAAAGAGTGAAACTAGATAATATAGATTATCTAATGGAACAAAGATTATTTAGAAGGACTGTTGCTAAACAGATCAACAAGAAGCCACCACGGATCACGGTTAAAGAGTTTGAAAAATACACCGATCAACTATTACAGGGTGTTGAAATAATAAAAGCGCCAGAGGGATCATCGATCATTGATCAACTTAAAGAACACTTAGAAGAGTTCTGCACAAATAGAACTGCTGCAGAGACAACAAAGAAAGATATACTTAACGGCAATGTTTATACAGAAGAAGGACAACACAAATTTATATTTCACAAATTTTATCATGGACATTTACAAAGAAAAAAATGGCCAGAGAAACCACAAGTCACACAACAGATGTTAAAAGAATATTGTGACTGTAAAGATGATAGAATAAGTATTGGTAAGAAGAGACCAAGTATTATGGTTGTTGAAGCTTTCGATAGACCAACAGATCATCACACACCAAAAAAATTAAAAGAGGAGTCCCCATACTAATGAAAACAATAGTATTAGGACCACCAGGTACAGGAAAGACTCACACGCTTTTAAATAAAGTAGATGATTATTTAAAGACAACTAATCCAGATAGGATTGGATACTTTGCATTTACAAAGAAAGCAGCAAATGAAGCTAAAGATAGAGCCATGAAAAAATTTAATTTATCTGATGATGACCTACCATATTTTAGAACACTACATTCTTTAGCATTTAGATCGTTAGGAATAAAAAAGAATCAAGTTATGCAGAAAAGACACTATGAAGATTTAGGTAGAAAAGAAAATTTATTTTTAGATTATAATGAATACGATGAAGAAGAGACAGGATTGTTTACAACTAAAAGTGATTATCTTAGAATTATACATTTAGCTAAACTAAGAAACATAAGTCTTGATAGACAATATAATTTAAAAGAACATAACCAAGATGTTGAATATAATACTCTAGTGCACATAGCTAATCAGCTAGATAGATACAAGAAAGAATACAATCTAATAGACTACAACGATATGATTTTAAAATTTATAAAATCAGAAGCATCACCAAACTTTGATGTAGTATTTGTAGATGAAGCACAAGATCTATCTCTAATGCAATGGGATATGGTTAAAACAATATGGGATAAAACAGTTGATTCTTTTATTGCAGGTGATGATGACCAAGCAATATTTAGATGGGCTGGTGCAGATGTAGATAGTTTTATTGCACAAAAAGGAGAGACATTACCTTTAACAAAATCTAGAAGAGTTCCTAAAAAGATACATGAATTAGCTAACTCTATAATAAATAGAGTAGACAATAGAATAGATAAGAGTTGGAATCCTAAACAACATGAAGGAAGACTAACACCATACGATAGCTTTGAAGATGTAGATATGTCATCAGGTAAATGGTTAGTATTAACTAGAACAAGATCAATGTTAGATCCATTAGAAGATACTATTAGAGACAAAGGTTTCTTTTATGAAAATAGATTTAAAAAATTATATGAAAAAGATATTCAAGAAGCTGCGTCTTGTTGGGAAAATTTATTAAAAGGCCAAATGCTTGGTCACAAAGAACTAGAAAAAGTTTCAAAGTACATGAGTAAAGAAAAGTGGGACAAAGAAAAATTAAAAGGTTTAGTTAAAGATGGTGTTTATAGTTTAGATCAATTACAGAAAGACTATGGTTTAAAAACAAAAGACACTTGGTTTGAATCATTTGATCAAGCAGGACAGAAAAGAATTAATTATATCAGACGTATGAAACGTAATGGAGAGATGCTGAACAAAGAACCACGGATCAAACTATCTACAATCCATAGTGCAAAAGGTGGAGAGGAAGACAATGTAGTATTACTCACTGATCTTACTTACAATACTAAAAAATCATACGACAAAAATCAAGATGATGAAACAAGATTATTTTATGTAGGTGCAACAAGAACTAAAGAACATCTACATATTATAAGACCGAAAGATGAAAACAAATGTTATCCAATGCAGGAGGTACTATGACAAACAAAGATATGTTTAAAGGAACAACATATAATTCTTTAGAAGAGCAGGTTGGCGGGAAACATTATCGCTCTATGAAAATTCAGCCCGCAGAATTTATTAATGAAAATAAATTATTATTCGCAGAAGGCAATGCTATAAAATATATTTGCAGGCACCAGTCTAAAGGAAAAGAACAGGATATACAAAAAGCAATACATTATCTAGAGATGATATTAGAAAGGGACTACTCATGAGCTGGGAAGAATATGTAAAACAAGCAAGAATATCTGAAGAAAAGTTTGCTAAAAATTTAACTAATCCAGTGTGGGCAAACAACTATGAAAACATGAAAGAACATTGGGATGTCAAAGGAATATTTAAACATAAACTTTATAAGTTTGATGTCAAAGGAATGAAAAAGAAAAACCGATGGGATAATAATTTTCAAGATGATATTGCATGGGTTGAAGGAACAAATGTAAGAGGTGAACCTGGATGGGTAAAAGGTAAAGCTGATTACATTGTGTTTGAAAGAAATAACTATTGGCTAGTAGTTGATAGACAAGAGTTATTAAATCTTGTAGTAAATAAATTACAGGAGAAAGGCTATGAAAAAGGCAAAGGTATTTATCAAGTTTATCAAAGAGATGGCAGGCAAGATAAAATAACAATGGTTCCTTACGAGGATATTGAAAAACTAACCAACATAGAAAAGGTAAACAAAGATGATACAGAAACCAATATTTAAACCACAAACAGAATGGCTACCACCAACAGAATTTCCAGATCTATCCGATCATGCTGAAATTGCAATTGACTTAGAAACAAAAGATACTGATCTAATGAAGATGGGATCAGGTGCTATAACTAAGAATGGAGAAGTTGTAGGTATAGCTGTAGCTGTTGAAGGTTGGTCTGGATACTTTCCTATCGCTCACGAAGGTGGTGGTAACATGGATTCAACTATGGTTGTTAAATGGTTTCAAGATATATTAAATACAAACTCAACTAAAATATTTCATAACGCAATGTATGACGTTTGTTGGATTAGATCTATGGGTCTTACTATAAATGGTAAGATAGTAGATACTATGATAGCTGCAGGTCTATGTGATGAAAATCAAATGCGTTATGATTTAAATACTTGTGCTAGAAAATATACTGGTACAGGTAAAGACGAAGCAGCTTTATATGCAGCAGCAAAAGAATGGGGAGTAGATGCAAAAGGTGAGATGTATAAACTACCTGCAATGTATGTAGGACAATACGCAGAGAAAGATGCATCAATAACTTTAGAACTATGGCAAGTATTAAAACGCGAGATAGATAATCAAGATATAAATTCTATCTTCGAATTAGAGACAGAACTTTTCCCTTGCCTCGTTGATATGCGGTTCTTAGGAGTTCGTGTAGATACCCAAGCAGCATTTGGATTGAAGCAAAAATTATTAACAGAAGAAAAAGCATGCTTACAAATAGTAAAAAAAGAAACAGGAGTAGATACTCAAATATGGGCTGCACGTTCCATTGCGAAAGTTTTT